ACCAAGGCCGCGACAGTCAAGATGTCGGGTAGCAAGCCTCTCGGCATGAAAAAGGGCGGCTGCTACTAATCTAGGGGAGCGTTATGGCTCGTAGAAATGCAAATACCGCCGCCGCAATTGCGGGTCTGGCGGCTCTTGCTGCTCTGATGGGGCGCAAGAGTGAAGATGGGGGGAAGGTGCCTGTCGAGGACAGGGTACGTCGTGACCCAAACGTGCAGGGCGCTGTTGAACCCGGAGACATAGATTACGCTTATTACGGCGAGGCTGAACCCGCTCCACGGGGTCAAACAAGTCCTACTCCCGCCCGTCCTGCTGCTGTTTCCGCTCGTCCTTCTGCTGCTCCCGCTCGCGCTGCGGCTCCTACCCCTGCTCGCCCTGCTTCCCGGCAAGACTACATCCCAATGTCTCGACCCGGTGGTCCGAGCCCAAGTGATGTTCGCAAAGCGGAGCAGGAAGCCGAGCGTAGGTTTCAACAGCAGCGACAGGAACGTCTCGCTACTCCCGGGGCCGATGCCGTTGAGCAAGATATTGATGTCTTGACTCCTTTCCCGGGGCTTGGCAGGCTTCGTCGTGGAGTGCAAGGGGCGCAAGTTGCGTCTCGTGCGTTGACCACCAGACAGCCTTCCATTCAGGAGTTGACCTTCTTGGGAGCCAGTGGGGCCCGAGAAATGACTCCAAGGGCGTTGCCTGCTTCTACAGCCGCAGCGGAAAGGGCAGCGTTGTCTGCTCCTGCCCAACGTATTGCAGGGCCTACCCGAGCCGAGATGCTTGCAGCGGAACGTGCTGCACGTGAAGCCGCACGCAGGGAAGAGATGTTGCGTGAAAACGCAGCCGCCTACGGCCTCAACCCCAACGCTCCCGGTTACGAAGCCGCAATGCGTACCCTTCGTGAGAATTTGGGCGGCGGCGCGTTTACGGTGAAAAAGAAGGGCGGCAGGATCAAAGCCAAGAAAATGGCTTCTGGTGGTTTGACATCAAAAGTGTCGTCTGCTTCCAAGCGTGCCGATGGCATCGCCACACGTGGCAAAACCAAGTGCAAGGTGTATTAATTATGGCCACTTACCGCAAGCCCACCGAAAAAGAATCGGCAATGCTTGAAGAGGCTCGCCAAAAGATGCGCAAAGGCATCGAAGGCGAAAAGGACATTTTGTCGAAACTCATGCCGACAATGGCCAAGTCTGCCCGAGACGAAATCCGCGAAGCCAAGAGGATGAGGGAGTCTGTCCCTGAAGCCGCCCGTGAGTATGAGGCGTATCAGGAGTCCGGACATGCCAAGGGTGGTCGGATTTCCGGTTCTCGTCGCGCCAAAAAATATGCGTTGGGCGGCGAAATCGATGCGCCTCAGCAACCCACATATCCGTTTTCTTTGAACCAAACACCGGGCGGTGGCGGTGATTCGGGCGCAGGCGGTGTCAATCAAACATTCAACATCCAACCACAGGCGATGAATGAACCTGCCGGTAGTGGTGGCACGGTTTTCAAGAAGGGCGGCAAAGTGGTTTCCGCTTCCCGTCGTGCTGATGGGATTGCTGTTCGCGGCAAGACCCGTGGGAAGATGGTGTAGCCATGATGGCCAGCCGTGGCATGGGGGCCATCTCCCCCTCCAAGATGCCCAAGAAAAAGATCATCCATCGCAAGGATGATCCCAACACTGTGGACATGTACGCCAAAGGTGGCAAGACCAAATCCAAGGTCAAAGCCAAATATATGAGGTTTTCCGAAACCGGGAAACCAATTGGTATGACCCCCGTGCAGATGATGAAGTCTGGCGGTGAATCCAAGGTCAACGCGGCAGGTGTCTACACCAAACCCGGGATGCGTAAGTCCCTGTTTGAGTCCATCAAGTCTCAGGCGGTGCAGGGCACTGCGGCAGGCCAGTGGTCAGCCCGCAAGGCGCAACTTCTTGCAAAGAGGTACAAGGAAAAGGGTGGAGGGTATCGTGGGTAAAAGTAGAGACGATGATCGCTACAAAGATTCGCGCAGTTTTGAGCGATATGTGAATCCGTCTGACAAATATGGCAGCATTCGTGATTTTGGTACGGAAGAAAGAATTAAACGAAGAAAGGATTTGACCGCCAAAGAATTGGCAATGTCTATTGGGCTTTCTCCGCTTGCAGTTGCAGCGGAGACTTTGGCAGGGGACATGCCCGAACGATCAAAGGGGCCTATAGGCGGATTTGCGCACTATGTGGCTTCACGGCCGGAAACAGCCATTAAGGCTGTCAAGGATGCCGCCAAAACTATTGGTGGAGATATAGCGCGGTATAAAAATGTTAGAGAAGAAGAAGAAAATTTAGATCGAGAATTAGAAAGTCAAATTAAACGTGAAACTCGCGGTAAAGCAGCAGGCGGCAAGGTTTCTTCCGCATCCTCCCGTGCTGACGGATGTTGTAAGCGCGGCAAAACCCGTGGGAAGATGGTGTGAGCGTGAAAAACCCGCAGCAGTCGCTCAAGGATTGGACTGCCCAAAAGTGGAGAACGAAGAGTGGTAAACGATCTTCTGACACGGGTGAAAGATATCTTCCAGAGGCTGCGATCAAAAGTCTCAGCCCTTCTGAGTATGCTGCGACAACGCGTGCAAAGCGTGCTGGGAAAAAAGCCGGAAAGCAATTCGTAGCGCAGCCCAAGGGTATTGCCAAGAAAACTGCGAGATTTAGATGACCACATCTGGCGTAGCCAATTTCAACCTTGATCTCAACGAGATCGTCGAGGAGGCGTTTGAGCGTGCGGGTTCTGAACTTCGTACTGGATATGACCTTCGGACTGCTCGTCGTAGCCTTAATCTGCTGTTTGCTGATTGGGCTAATCGTGGCGTCAATATGTGGACCTTTGAGCAGGACCTTATTCCGCTTGTTACGGGCCAGCCAACATATGCTCTACCGGATGACACGGTAGATTTGCTTGAGCACGTGATTCGGACAAACGCCAATCAGGCCAACAACCAATCCGACCTTACGATTACCCGTATCAGCGTCAGTACATACGCCACGATTCCCAATAAGTTAATACAGGGAAGGCCGATTCAGGTCTACATCCAACGTTTGACGGGGCAGAATTCTCTGCTTTCGGGGCAGGTGCAGGCAACGTTCAACTCCGCAGCCACGAGCATCCCAATCACTTCCCTGTCTGGCGTACCCAACGCCGGGTTTGTGACGATTGGGTCGGAGTTGATCTTCTTCAACGAGTATCAGGAGGCGTCTGGGGGTAATCCCGCATACCTTCTGAACTGCGCCCGTGGGCAGGGCGGGACGACTGCGGCGTCGCACTCGACCAACGATCCGATCTACCTGACCCAAAAGAACTCCATCACGGTCTGGCCGACCCCCGACCCCGGCAATACCTATCAGTTTGTGTACTGGAGACTGCGTCGGATGCAGGATGCGACCAATTCGGGCATCAAGAATTTTGATGTGCCGTTCCGGTTCCTGCCCTGTCTGGCGGCAGGTTTGGCGTATTACTTGGCTCTCAAAGTGCCCAACGGTGGGGAGAGGCTGGAGATATTGAAGGCGCAGTACGACGAGGCGTGGAGGCTGGCAGCGGAAGAAGACCGCGAGAAAGCCGCCGTGCGGTTTGTGCCCCGACAGATGTTCATTGGGAGTGGTACATAAGTGGGCAACCGTTTTGCCTCTGGCAAAAACGCAATTGCGGAATGTGATCGTTGTGCGTTTCGGTTTAAGTTGACCCGGCTCAAGAAAGAGGTCATTAAAACCAAAACGTATAACTTGTTGGTGTGCCCGCAGTGCTGGGACCCCGATCAGCCGCAATTGCAATTGGGTATGTACCCGGTGGATGATCCACAAGGATTGCGTGACCCCCGGCCCGATATTAGTTATAGGCAGTCGGGTAACACGGGATTGCAACTGATAAATGGTTCATCCACCATTCAGGATGCGGTTGGGTTTCCTTCCGAGGGTAGCCGTGATTTCCAGTGGGGCTGGAATCCGGTCGGTGGTGCTAGAGGAATTGACGATGGGCTCACGCCGAACAATTTGGTGATGAGCGTTCAAATTGGTACAGTCACGGTTGTGACGGCATAGGAGCAGAAATGGATGCTAAAAAGGCAGCAAAAGCGGCGGTGCACAAGCATGAAAAGGCTATGCACCCGGGTAAACCCATGACCAAAATGCGGGCTGGTGGCAAGACAAATGCCGACATGCTCAAGATGGGTCGGGGGCTTGCCAAGGTCGCCAACCAAATGAACCCCGGTCGCAAACAAAAGGGAGTTTGAAATGGCTACCTACAAAGTACCCAAGAAGGTTGCTTCCCCTGTCGTTGGTGTAGAAGACAACACGAAGTATCTTCGTGAGGCAAATGTTTCTGTTGCCAACACTCGTAGTGGTGAGTACAAGCCCGTCAAAACTTCTGGCATCAAGATTCGTGGCACGGGTGCTGCAACCAAGGGTGTGATGGCTCGGGGACCGATGGCGTGACCTACACCGAGTTGAAGGCGGCGATCATCGCCTACACGGAGAATCAGGATCAGTCCTTTGAGACTGAGATTCCTGTATTTGTCCGTCAGGCGGAGCAGCGCATCTACAACACGGTGCAGTTCCCCTCGTTGCGCAAAAACGTGACGGGGACAACAACTGCCAACAACAAGTATCTGCAATGCCCGTCAGACTTTCTGGCGGTGTATTCGATGGCGGCTATTGACGGCACTGGGGCGTACGAGTACTTGCTCAACAAGGATGTGAACTTCATCCGGCAGTCGTACCCGAACCCAAGCGACGACAAAGGCATCCCAAGGTATTACGCCATCTTTGGCCCACAGTCAGTCAATGAGGATGAGTTGTCCTTCATCCTTGGGCCTACGCCCGATGCGTCCTACACCATCGAGTTGCACTACTACTTCTACCCTGAGTCAATCACGGTGGCGGCAAATGAGCGCACTTGGCTGGGCGACAACTTTGACACGGTGCTGCTCTACGGCTCTCTGGTTGAGGCGTATACCTACATGAAGGGTGAGCAGGACATGATGGCCATGTACGACGGAAAGTACAAGGAAGCCCTGCAACTCGCCAAGCGTTTGGGAGACGGCATGGAGCGTCAGGACGCTTACAGGTCTGGTCAGTACAGGCAGAAGGTGGTCTGAAATGGCGCTGGATCAAGGTGCCACCAATCAGTTCAAGGTCGGGCTGGCTTCGGGGCAGTTCAACTTCAACACTGATACGTTCAAGATGGCGCTCTACACCGGGGCTGCTACGCTTGGGCCGACCACTGCGTCCTACACCGCGACCAACGAAACGAGCGGTACCGGGTACACGGCGGGTGGAGAAGTTTTGACTGTTTCGGTGGCCCCGACCACTGGCGCTATACCCACCAACACGACAATGTATTTGTCATTCAGCAACGTGACGTGGAACCCGGCGGCGTTTACCTGTCGTGGTGCGCTGATCTACAAGGCCGATGGCGTGACCAATCCAACTGTCTGTGTTTTGGATTTTGGCGGGGACAAGACCGCCACGACAACTTTTGAAGTGCAGTTTCCCGCTGCCACCAGCACCAACGCAATCATTCGCATCGAATAGGAGTCATCATGTCCATTGAAAAAGCCAAGGCCACCGATATCGCCGCAAGCGGTCTGGTCGCCAACACGGGTGCCTCCGAAGGTGCCAAGGCCACCGGCAAGTATGTTGTCGAGTGCTTTGACAAGGACGGCAATCTGAAGTGGGTTGCCGAGACGCCCAACCTCGTGGTCAATGTGGGCCTTCAGTACATGGCAGGTTCTGCCCTGACCTCGACCACACAGATCACCACTTGGTATCTGGGTCTGTACGGCGCTGCCGCATCCAACAACCCTGCTGCCGGTGACACGATGTCATCCCACATCGGTTGGACGGAAGTTGTTGCTTATAGCGAGGCAAACCGCCCGACCGCTTCTTTTGCTGCGGCGACCAACGCCAACCCTTCCGTGGTGACCAACACCGCAAGCAAGGCTGTGTTCTCGATCAACGGCACGACGACGGTGGGTGGAGCGTTCCTGACCTCCAACAATACCAAGAGCGGTACGACGGGTACGCTGTTCTCGGCGGCTGACTTTCAGTCCCCGGGTGATCGGTCGGTTGTCAGCGGCGACATTCTGAATGTGACCTACACCTTCAGCCTGTCTGCCTGATCTTAGGGGCGCAAGATGGCGTTCGTACTGGCAGATCGGGTTCAGGAGACGACCACAACCACGGGCACAGGCACCATCACTCTAGCGGGGGCGGTGTCCGGGTTTCAGGGTTTCTCTGCCGTTGGTGACGGGAACTCGACCTACTACACCATCTCAAACACTGCTGCGGCGGAGTGGGAGGTGGGCATTGGCACCTACACGGCCAGCGGCACAACCCTGAGCCGCACGACGATCATCTCGTCCAGTAACGGTGGCAGCGCCGTAAATTTCAGCGCAGGCACGAAGAATGTTTTTGTAACGTATCCAGCATCAAGGGCGGTATTTGCAAATGCTGCTAGTGATGTTGTGTTAATTTCTAGCAATACAACAAAAATTGCCACCGGAACACCTAGTTCATCTACTGATTTAGTATCAATTGCATCAAATGGTCAGCAATCCTCCGTTGTCCCCGGTGGCTCTACGCTATATCCCGAGTATAAGTGCCGTGCGTGGGTAAATTTTGACGGAACCGGCACAGTTGCTATTAGGAGTTCTGGCAACGTCACTAGCATTACCGACAATGGCACTGGTGATTACACCATTAACTTTACAACGGCAATGCCCGATGCTAATTATGCAGTTTCTATATCTGCTGGTGCGGTAGCAACGGGCTTTGGAGTTTTTGCAGTTATTTCAATGACAACATCTGCTGTTAGATTTGGTCAAAATAGAATTGACACATCGCCTACGGTTAGAGGTGATGGGGCGTTGGAATTTGTATCAGTTTTCCGTTGAAAAAACCATGAACCAACGAATCATTTATCCTACTGATGACGGCGGCGTTGCCATCATAATTCCTGCTGATTGTGGCCTGACGATCGAGGAAATTGCGGCTAAAGATGTTCCTGCTGGAAAACCATACAAGATCGTGAATGTTGTGGACATTCCTTTTGATCGAACATTCCGTGCTGCATGGGAGTATGCAGAATGATTGTTATTAATATTGATAAAGCCAAAGTGATTGCACACGCCAAACGTCGAGTGGCACGCGAAGTAGAATTTGCGCCACACGATGAAATTATTTCCAAACAAATCCCTAGCAAAGATGCACAGGCCGCTGAAGCAGCACGCATGATGATTCGGGAAAAGTACGCCGTAATGCAATTAGAGATTGATAACGCCGTGTCTGTTGATGAAATTAAACAAGCACTTTCAAATAAGGTATAAATTGTGTTTGGAATTGCTCCATTTGCAGGGGCAGCATTCGGTGCCACAGGCGCTCCGGCATCCACGGCGGGTGAGGGCGGGTGGAGTTCCGGCACTTGGGGTCAAGCCGGGTGGGGGATGTCGGTCTATGGCCGCAGCATTGGTGAATCCTCAACCGGCGCTGACTCGATCTCGGCAGACCTTGCCTCCCCGGCGATTCAATGCGCTGTAAGTGAGTCCGCCACAGGGTCAGATTCCATCTCCGCCCTGTTCAATCCAGACGCCGCCGTAGCGGAGACGGCGACCGGCGCTGATTCCATTTCGGCCCTGTTCAAGCCTGAGTCGGCGGTGTCTGAAACTGCCAGTGGGGCAGATTCTGTTTCTGGGGCGGTGGAGATTTATGGGGCGGTAGCCGAGACGGCCACCGGGTCAGATGCGGTTTCTGCCTCTGCGGAACTCAACAGTGCCGTCAACGAAACGGCGTCCGGGTCTGATGCGATTAGTGCAAACCCTGAGTATGGGGCTGCGGTCAGCGAGACTGCCACGGGTCTGGATGCCATCTTGGCGCTGTTCAACCCGAACTCAGACATCAGCGAGACGGCATCCGGGGCAGATACGACGGCGGCAGCGTTTGCGTTCTACAGCAGTGTGAATGAGACGGCCACCGGGACGGACACGGTCAGCGGGCAGTTGGAACTTGGCGCTTCGGTGTCTGAGACGGCATCTGGGGCGGAGCAGGTTTCTGCATCTCTTGAAGCAAATCCGGTTATTTCTGAATCTGCCACAGGTGTTGAAACTGTCACGGCGGAGGCCAGATTCTTTGCGTCAATTTCAGAATTGGCAACGGGAACTGACGAGATTGGCGGGCGAAGGCTCTGGGAAATTATTGATGACACGCAGACGGCTAATTGGCAGAATATCAATGATGCCCAAAATGCCGGCTGGACGACCATAACCAACACCCAATCGGCAAACTGGACAACCATTCCGACGACATAGGAGCATTAAATGCCCACCACCTATACCTCCCTCCTCGGGTTTGCCCTTCCGGCAACCGGGGAACTCAATGGCCAGTGGGGCGATGTGGTCAACGACTACATCACCAAGTATGTGGACGCATCCGTGGCGGGTGCTCAAACCATCAGCGGAAGCCAGACTGCGGTAACCCTGTCCACCACAACGGGATCGGCCTTGAGCCAAGCCGGGTCTGGAGCCACGGGTTCAGCCCAATACGCGATCATCAACTGCACCGGCAATCCGGCAAGCCTGTTGACGATCACGGCCCCGGCAACGAGTAAGGCATACATCGTCATCAACGCCACGTCCACTTCGCAAAGCGTCAAGGTGGTGGGTTCTGGCCCGACGACGGGCGTGACGATGGTGTCAGGCGAGAAGGCCATCATTGCTTGGAACGGCAGTGACTTTGTGAAGGTTGCCTCCACGGTCATCACCAATTTGACCGGCACTTTGGCGGTTGCCAACGGCGGAACCGGGCAGACCACCTACACGGATGGACAACTGCTGATCGGCAATACCACCGGCAACACGTTGACCAAGGCGACGCTGACCGCTGGAACTGGGGTATCAATTACGAACGGTTCTGGGTCAATCACGATTGCGTCCTCAAGTGGAAGCGGGTACACCAAGGGGCAGTTGTTCCTTGCAAGCGGAACATTCGTCGCGCCGTTTACTGGAACGTATACCGTCACAGTCATCGGAGGAGGCGGCTCTGGAGGCGTTGCAAGAACTACAACTCCATTGAATGCCACTGGTGGCGGCGCGGGAGCAATGGTCATTAAGACCTTGACCTTGACAAGCGGTGTTTCCTACACGGTAACAATTGGAGCGGGCGGGACGGCAATCACACGTTCTACTGCGGGAGCAACTGCTGGAAACGCCGGTGGAAACAGTTCGTTCTCAGGTTCAGGCATCACCACGATTACCGCAAACGGTGGTTCTGGGGGTAATGCGGCGGCTGGGGGTTCTGCTTCGGCAGTTACTGGTGGAACCGCCTCGGGCGGGGACATCAATATCAACGGTGGTGGTGCAGGAGCCTGCACTGGGACTGTGAGCGCCCGCAATGCGTCAGGCGGCGGTGCGGTTGGTTGGCTGGGAACAGGCTACGCCTCGGGGGCGGTTAGTTCGTCCACCGCAGGGGTGAGCGGCGGCGCTGGAGTTGGGGGCAAATCAGGGGATTGCACAAGCGCAACTGCTGCAAGCGGTGGCGGGGGGTCTGGAGGCGCTTCTGCTGACAACTCCACGGCTGGAGGAGCAGCCGCATCGCCAACCATTGATGCTTTTGTTCCCTCTTTGCTTATGGTTGTTAACGGTGTTGGTGGGGTATCAAGCACTACCGGTGCCGGGTCTGCGCCGACTGCGGGGCAGGCTAGCGGCCCCGCTGCAACCGCTGCCGGTGCGGGTGGTGGCTCGGGTAATTCGTCAGGTGTAACCGGCGCAGCGGGTGGAGTCTTTGGTGGAGGCGGATCAACCACAGGTGCTGCGGCTTGTACTAGCGGCGCAGGTGGTCGGGGCGCGGGCGGTGGTGGCGCAGTCACATCAAATAATGCAGCGCAAAACGCAATATCTGGCGCAGGCGGTGACGGTCTTGTAATCGTTCAATGGTGAGCAACATGAAATACGAAATCCTCAATGATGCAGGCGAGGTCATCAACACCATCGTTGCTGATCAAGCCTTTGTGGATGAGCACTTCACGGGCATGTACCGCGAGGTGCAAGAAAAC